GGTATGCGCCCGTAACCAGCGTGGAAACTTATTTGCAAGCAAACGCACGTATCGACCGTCCCGGCCAGAAAAATGCCATGACCATCGTGCATGTCAAAGGCAGTCCGGTGGAGGAGCGGCTGTACAGTATGCTCAAGAGTAATATCTCCAACCACAAAAAACTTATTGACTTGTATAAGGAAGTTATGGAAATATAGTATTTGACATTGTCAAAGATTGGTGGTAGCTAACAATATAACAAACCACAATCACAACCAAGAAGGAGCAAAGAGTATGGAAGACTTACCCGTAGACCAGCTTGTCCGTGTCTACCGCAAGATACGCGATGTTGTGCAAGAGAAAGAAGACGCACACAAAGCCGAGATTGCGAAGCTTAAAGAGCAGATGGAAATGGTCAGCATCAAGCTGCTGGAAATCTGCAACACCCAAAATGTCGATAGCCTACGTACTAAAGAAGGTACGATAACGAGGCGCGCTGCTACCCGCTACTGGACGAGCGATTGGGAGTCCATGTACAAGTTTCTTAAAGAGAAGGACGTTCTGCATCTTCTCGAACAGCGCATACATAACGGCAACATGCGTACATACCTAGAGGAGAACCCCGACAGCCTACCAGTCGGCCTCAATGCAGATACTAAGTATGTGCTTTCGGTTCGCAAACCTATAACCAAGTGAGAGAAACAATGACCAATTTGACTATCTTCAAGAACCCTAACGCCGTTTCTGCTGCAGCATTGCCGCCATCAAAACTGGGTGCGCAAATCGCTTCGAGCATGGGCGGTTATAACCGCATCGCCACCAACACCAACGGCACGTTCAAGCGCATCGTAAACGGTGAGCAGGTCGGCAAGGCCATCCGTGGTGAATTCAACGCCATCATCATTGCTATGCTGGAGAAACCTAGCCGTAGCTTCTATGCTAGCGACTATGACCCCGACGCTAAGGGTAGTGCACCTGACTGCTTCTCTAACCTAGGTGATAAGCCAGAAGCGTCCGCATCCAACCGCCAAGCCAACAACTGTGCTAGCTGCCCTAAGAACATCGACGGTTCCGGTAAGAACGGTAAGGGTAAAGCCTGCCGCTTTAGCCGCAAGGTCGCGTTGTTCTTGGATGGTGATGACTCCGGCGACGTGTATCAGTTCAACATTCCAGCTAAGTCGCTATTTGGTAAGGGCACAGGCAACACTCTCCCGTTTGAGCAGTACTGCCGCCATCTGGTGTCGAACAATGCTGCGCCTGACCGTGTGGTAACCACCATTGCATATAATCTCGACGCAGAGACCATGGAGCTTAACTTCACTGCTGACCGGTTTATCGACTTAGAAGAGCTGGAGCGTGTCAACGAGGCGCAGGGCAATCCTGCCACCACACGCTTGATTAGCTTCGACATGGCGAAGGCCGCTCCCGCAGAAGAACCCGCCAAGATTGCAGCGCAGCCAGAGGCGAAGGCGAAGAAGCCATCCTTCTTGGATGCTGATGACGAAGAAGACGATGAAGAAGAACTGCCCGAGCCAGTGAAGCGTCCATCCAAGAAGGCCGCTGCCGAAGTACCTACTGGCAGTCTCGCTGCTGTGGTTAGCGACTGGGCCGACGACGAAGAAGAAGACGACTGATGACTGACGGCTATAGCCTACGTATTAAAGAAGCCAACGCCAAGGCGAGCAAACACAAGTTGGGTGTTCGTCTAGGTAGGCTCTGTATTGCGCAGGACATTCCGGTATCCGTAGTCGCTAAGTGCACGGGCGTAACGAGGCAGACAGTATATAACTGGTTCTGTGGGACTTCGGTCCCGCAGGGCACTGCCACGGCGCTCATAGCCTCATACATGGCGAGTCTGGAGAGTTCTACTTCATAACGGAGTAGGGAGCATTTTTAAGAAGTGGGCGTATAAGTTGCCCTATGGAGTGGTGTCTGCGTGGCGGAGGATTTTGACCTTTTATCAGCGGTGCAGCCCGAAGAGGGTTGGTACGCTATCGTCGGGCTAGGCCCCGACAGCAAACAACAGGAGCTAGTAGAGACCCGCGAAGAGGCCGATGCATGGGCCAAGACGTTCCTCAACCAAGGTAAGAATGTATTTTTTGGTGTAGCTAAGTATATAGACGGTAAGTCGCGCACCAAGCAAAACGTGAAAGCGTTGAAGTCGCTCTGGCTGGACATAGATTGCGGACCGGAGAAGGACTACGATACGCAGCAGGAGGGCGTAGATGCCCTTCGTAGCTTCTGTAATACAGTCGGTATGCCTAAGCCTACCCTAGTTAACTCTGGGCGCGGTCTGCACGTATACTGGACGCTGACGGAAGAAGTTACACGCGAAGAGTGGGAGCCGGTATGTCTGCGGCTAAAAGAAGTCTGCGCCACTAAGGGGCTACGTGTCGATAACAACTGCTTCGAAGCAGCGCGCATACTGCGTATTCCGGGCACGTTTAACTTTAAGGGCACAGACCCGCTGCGCGTTGAGGTTATGCATGTCGGCAAGCCGACGCCCATACAGGACATACGTGACCTGTTGGGGGTAAAGGAGACGAAGGCGTCACCGCTAGGTGATATGCCGGTGTTCGCACCTAGTCCGTTAGCTAAGGCTATCCGTGCCAACATGGAGTCCAGCTTCACCAAGATTATGAGCCGTGGTGAGAAAGGCTGCAAACAGCTTAACGCCAGTTACATGGACCGCAGGGACATATCGGAGCCACGCTGGTTTGCTGCATTGTCAATCGCTAAGTTCTGCAAAGACCGCGACAAGGCGATACACAAGCTATCTGCGGACCATCCTGACTATGACCCTGACAAGGTCGAGCAGAAGGTGACCCACATAGTTGGGCCGCACACATGTGCGGAGTTCGAGAAGCACAATCCCGGTGGATGTGCAGGGTGTCCGCATGCTGGCAAGATACGCTCTCCTATTACGCTAGGTAAAGAACTCAAAGAGGCAACTCCAGAGGACAACGTAGTTATAGAGGAGACCCAAGTCGGGCCAGTTAAATACCATATACCCGAGTTCCCCTTCCCCTACATGCGGGGCAAGCACGGTGGTGTATGGCGCAAAGTTGCACCCAAGGACGAGGAAGAAGGCGTTGAGGACATCGCGCTGGTGTATCCGTACGACATATATGTGGCGAAGCGCATGGATGACCCTGTTGAGGGTGGCGTTGCCCTTATCCGTCTGCACACACCACAGGATGGCGTCAAAGAGTTCACGGTGCACAATTCCAAGATGGCGGATGGCAACGAGCTGAAGAAGCTTCTCGCCTCTAAGCACGTGATGCTTAGTTCAAAGACGGACTACGCATACTTGGTGGATTTCATAATAAAATCAATAGCTCAGTATTTTCATAATGTAAAGGTAGAACAAATGCGAAATCAATTTGGATGGGTCGATAACGACAGTAAGTTTATTATAGGTGACCGTGAGATAAGCGCGGAGGGCACGTACCATAGTCCGCCTTCGTCAGTTACTAAAGTGCTAGCGGAGCATATGACAGCCAAGGGCACACTGGATAAGTGGCGCGAAGTGTTTGACCTGTACGGACGTCCGGGCCTTGAGGGGCATGCGTTTGCAGCAGCCACCGCCTTCGGTGCGCCTCTCCTGCGCTTCTCTGGGCAACGTGGGGCGATTATCAACGTGGTGCACCCTAAGTCAGGCACAGGTAAGACGACAGCCCTGCAGATGGCTAATAGCGTATACGGTGACCCTGTGGCGCTCTGTGCCAAGAAGGACGACACGTTCAACTCGAAGGTGTTTAAGATAGGTGTTTTCTGCAACCTGCATATCAGCTTCGACGAAATGTCGAACACAGAACCCAAACAGCTAAGTGAGCTTGCCTATCTTATTACACAGGGTACGGGCAAAGACCGCATGAAGGCGTCCTCCAACGAGCTTCGGGCAAACCTGACGTCGTGGCAGACCATAGCACTGTGCTCGTCTAACCACTCATTCTACGAGAAGCTGGAGATTAACAAGGGGTCGCCTGACGGTGAGACCATGCGCATCATCGAGTATACCATCGACTATTCTGACGCGATTGACATCGAG